CAGCGGCCCTGTAATCAGCTCCCAGTTCACAGCCGCCTCCGGGCCGTATGTGGCATCGCGCAGCTGCTCGGGCGCGGTTCCGTTCACGCTCCAGATTTCACCGTCGGCAGTCAGCATGTACAGCTCGCCGTCCAGCTGCGCAAAGTGCGTAATATCAACGTCATCCTCACGCGCCCATGCATTGTACGCCGTGTCGTACACATACAGGCTGCGCCTGCCCTGTCCGTCCTCGGCACACAGGTAGTAGCAGTTGCCAAGCGCACCCGCCACAGCGTTTTTGATGACGGTTTTGCCCAGCATTTCGCTGACCGTTGCAGGCAGCGTACTCATGCCCATCATGCACACATCCAGCGGCGCGTTGTACAGCAGGTACTCGTTCACATGGCACAGGCTGCCTTCGGATCCGCGCGCAACGCCTCTGCACGTATTGCTTACAAGCGAAAAATCAGCCGGTTTGGCGCCCAGCAGCTGGTGCACCACATCCTCCTTAAAAAACACAGGGTTGCCAAGATGGCTGGCTGCGCCGGTAAAATCGCCCGCGGTGCCCACCGTCACGGCATAGCTGTCGCTGGCCAGCCCCAGAAACCGTTTCCAGTTGGTGGGATCGCCCAATGCGCTGGCGTAAATTTCATGCGTCGCGTTGGAGCAGCCCCACACGCGGTTGCCTGCTTCGCACACAAAATCCATTTCCGGCATCGTACGCTCTATTGTTACGCTCTCCGTCTGTCTGCCGGCGGATGGAATGAGCGCGACAACCATGATATAGTTATCCGCCGCTTCGACCAGATTGAAAGAGCCGTTAAGTTCGGTGTTGGATACAAATCCTCTCAGGCTGACGGCGTCGTTGGCCTGAAAACCAATACCAATGCCCTCGCTGCTGATTTTGGTGTATACCGTCGGAATGCTCACCCACATGCGCTGTGTGTCCGACCACATTTTGAGCTCGTTCGGCGTAACGCTCTGATCCATCCAGTATTCACCATTGGCGGGATCACGGGGCGCTGCATCGCCGAGGGTGTAGAGATACGGTTCGCCATCCAGCCTGCAAAGCGCAGCTGTAACGGCCTTGCGGGTGGTGTTCGTACGATTGAGGCTGGTAAATTCGTCCGTCGCGGTATTGTAGCAGGCTCCGTCCGGCCAGATCAGCACATACGCGCCCATGCGCACAAATCGTTTTTCGCCCTGCGTCACAGTGCCCTTACGCTGGCCGTTGTAATAAAAGCCTGTGCCATCCACCCAGCACAGCGCGCCGTGTGCAAAAAGGCCGCCCGGATAGCGCAGCGTTCTCACGCGCGTGCGCTGCTTTCGGGCGGCCATGACCGGCAGCTTCTGATTTGTCATGTTCGTCATGGCAGAAAAGGCGCTGTCAAACGGTTTCGGGCGCATGTCCAGACCGGAAAAACGGTTCACGCCCTCGGTTTTTCGTTTGATGACATTCATTGCCGGCAGCTTCACAGCATTTTCACCCCCTTGACGCTCACGGGCGCAGCCCTGTGGGTGCGGGTGAAGGCGTCATAAAATTCCTGCAGCTGTGCGTTGAAGAGCATCATACCGTTGTTGTAGCGTTCAAACTCGGCATTGTGATAGTCGATTTTTGCCCCGAGGTACGCAATATACACCTCGTCATGGGGAAACGGTATCAGCAGCTCGCGTTCAAGCATCTGCTGACGATACGGCAAAACAGGCGCGGGCACGCCGTATCTGCGCAGCACGGTTTCCCACACCTGGCCGTCCAGCGCGCTCAGCCAGTCGATCATCACATCGTCCGTGTACTGGCTGGGCTTCATGTTTTTGATTTTTTCCAGCGCTTTGCGGATTTTCATGCGTGCCCGCTCCTCCTTCTTTCGGCGTCGTATCAAAACGCTCAGTGCTTACTTTTCCTTACAGGCTTTTTCCAGCCCATTCGGCGCTCAATCCCCGGATCATCCTGATCGTGGCATTGTTCTGCGCTTTCATTTCCTCCAGATGCTTGGCCACGAAATAGGGCACTTCCACCTCAACACCGCGTTTGATGACGGCGTTATAGTCGTTTACACTCACATGCAAGGGCTCACTATCGCGCTTATCAAGATCGATAAAGATTCTTACTCGTCGGTTGGGATCGTTGTTGACAACCTCCACTGCAGGTTTGGAGGCAGCTTCCAGCTCGGCGGCCTTCTTTTCGAGTTCCGCGTTCTTCATTTCCATTTCTGCCAGTTTTACAAGCAGCTGGTCTTTGGTCATTTCAGCCATGTTTATCTCCTTTCGGTAAAACGCATGCAAGGGACGGGCGTTGCTGCCCGCCCCTTTGGGGTAACGTTAGTTGCTCCTGGCGTTGGCGCCGTAGGTTTCGGAGCTATGCTCAATGCGCAGCATGTACTCCTCCACCAGACGCTCGGCCGTTTTGGTGGCCTTCCAGCCGACAGTGGAACGCTGGTTCAGCGCATCAGCCGTACCGGCGGAACCCTTCTGCTTGACGATGTGCTCAAGGCCCATGCCCTCAATTTCGGTCACGCCGTAGGCGTTTGCGGCGAAGATCATGGTGCAGTAGATGGCGCTGCCGTCCTTGCCGGCGCCGTAGCCGCACACCACGGCGCCCACGGGAACATCGGCGACTGCAGCGGTGGTAACAAACTTGGCAACGCCGCCATCGCCTGCGGTTACGCTGGCAATCGTGGCTTCCTTGCCGCCCACGTACATCCTGATGGTCTCGCCGCCCTGAATGCGGGCGTTCAGCTCCGCAGCTTCAGCTGCGCTGATGGCTTCACGCACGATGATGTTGGTGCTGCCGGAGGTGCCCAGCGCAGTATGCAGGGTCAGGCGGTTGACGCCCTCCCAGAACTCCGCGGGAGCGATGATCTTGGCTTCGGTGCTTTCCACGAAGCGAACCTTGGCAATGCGGCCGATTTCGCCTTCGTAGATGTTTTCAGGAGTAGCATACTTGTGCGCCTCGATCCATTCAGGATCGCCCATGATGTCACAGGCAACATCGGGATGAATGACGGCGACAAAGTAGCCGTTGATGGGGTTGGCGTTGTGACGCTTGAGCTTGGCAACGCCCTTGCGGATCTCCGCAGGGGTCAGACGACAGGCCGTGGTTACATCCTCGCGCAGAAGGATCTCGGTCTTGGAGCCGTCGGCATTGATACGGGGAGCAAAGCTCTTGTTGGTGCCGGCACAGACTACCTCACGGGTGATGGTGTCCAGCGTGCGTCCAGCCTGAGAACTCAAAAGATCCAGCGACACGACAACGTTGTTGTCAATCGCGGTCGTCTCCAGCATGTCGGACAGTTCGATGTAGTCGCCGTACTGATCCACAGTAGCGGTCAGCGCAGTGACGTTGAGCTTGTTGCCCTGAGGGGTAACGCCTTCAGTCAGGGGCTTGAGCGCCTTCTTCAGCGGCGTATAGCGGCGCATTTCGATGGTCTTGCCGCCGTTCTTGGGGATGGGGTACTTGGTGCCAAACTGGTCATACACCAGATTGGGTTCGGCGTTGTCAATGAGGCGTTTGTTGTAAAACACCTTCATTTCCGGGCTCAGGTCGTTGCCCGGTTCGTTAAGCAGCGTGGTCTGGGTGGGGCCAAACAGCTGCAGGTTCAGCTTAGGAATGGAATTCCGATATAAAATCATGTGGTTTGCCTCCTTCTTCGCTGCGCGCATTGGCGTGCTCCATAGGGAGGCGGTATCGCTACAGTTCGATCCGCTCGCCCCTCTGAGAGCGACGCACAAGCTCGTCACGCTCTGCTTTGGTCATTTTTGCAGGATCTACCTTCGACATTTTGGTGCCGCGGCTTCCGCCCAGACCGTTTTCAGCCGGGCGCATGCCCTGCGCACGGATGGTTTCCACTGTGCGGCGCTGGGTCTGCTGCACTGCAGTCTGGATGGCGCCGCTAAGCAGCTCGTCCTTGTGCATGACCTCATACGCGGTGCGCACATCCACGCCGTTGCCCAGCAGCTTGATAAACTGCTGGCCGGTCTGCGGATGCTGGCACTCGGCAGCAAAGTCAAACGCCGGATAGATGGCTTTGAGCTGCCGGCTCTGCTGATCCCACATGGCGTAGGCTTTGCGCTCGCTGTCCACACGGGCGCGCTGGCGCTCGGCTTCCTCGAACATGGCGGCTTTGCGCTCAAGTTCGCGCATGCGCTTGTACTGCTCCACACTCAGGCCCTGCTCGTCCGCAGCCTCCTGATAGAAACTCTCGTCCGCCTCAATGGCGTCCAGCAGCTTCTGGTAATCCGTAACGCCGTATTTGGTGCTCAGCGCATCCATCAGGGGCTTCATGCTGTCCAGCTGGCCCTGCAGATCCTTGGTTTCCTTGAACCGTTGGTTGATGATGCCCTGCGTTCTGGCTGCGAACTCCTGCGCATACTCGCCTTTGATCAGCTGCTCAAAAGCCGCCGCGCGTTCATCCGCCGAGCGCTCCGTCACGATGGCGCCGCTGTTCTGGGCCTGCTGGCCCTCCTGCGTCTCTGCGGCGCCTGCTTCCGCGCCTGCTTCCGCGCCTGCTTCCGCGCCTGCGGCTGCGCCGCCCTCGCCTCCGCCTTCACCAAACAGTCGAAGATTCAGTTTGAAAAATTCCATGTTGTCCTCCTCATCGTCTTTCCGAAGTGTCATGCATCGTCTTTCCGAAGTGTCAGGGTCGCACGTCCGTTCCGGCCGCGCTGTATGAGCGAACCGGCTTGCGCGCCGTTCGCTTTCCCAAAGGGGCCCTTCCCTTTGGCCGCTCACTGTGGCTTTCATCGTCTTTCCGAAGTGTCAGCGGAGCATGGCTGTGCCCTGCACATCCATGGTATCAGTGCAAAATCTGTTTCGCGCCCGAAACGCTTACATTTTCCGGAACATTTTTTGCAAGCAGTT